GCATAGTCAATCCCCAATTATGGGCGGAGCCATGCCAAACCCCACCCATGCCAGAACTTGAAGTGTCCTTTCGGACAAGTCCATAGTATCACTGCGATATGCATGATTTCAACATTTTTCGGTCGCAAGTTTCGACAGAAAATGTCATTGCAGAGAAGCGGAGAGCTGTTTCTCAATCTCTTCTTGCACTTTTGCGCGCCAACGCATCGGCACTTCATCAATCGTCATTTTCTTGTCTATAAGAATACGTCTTACATAGAATTTAACCATATCCTACACCTCACTTCCTGCGGTAATGCTTGCCAGTTCTTGGATTGCTTCTGCGTTTGCTTCATGCCCAGCTTTAAGTTCATCAATTGCCTTTTCCATTTCCGTCTTTGTTCTAAGTCTTACTGTTACTGCGTATGTACCATCCTCTGCGCCATCCTCTCCCACGTTCGGCATATACGTAAACCCGTCGGATTTCAGATCGGTATATTTCCCCGACACTGCATCGTTGTGTGTAAATGTTACTTCCGCAAGGTTGTTCTCTGCAAAAGCGTCCGTGATGGTCTTGACGGCTTCGAAATTTTCTGCCTTGATCTGGATGTTGCCAAGGCTTGCACCATCGGCAATCTCGAACTCTGTTTTGTTTTTCAAAATTATTTTATCCATGTTTTTAATTCCTTTCTATAATAAAAATGGTTTATAAGTTACGTTCGAATATTTGTTCGATATATTTTCTTAAACGGCAGTTTAAAAATTAAAGATGTTCCGTGGACACCATATTGCCCAAGAACCGATTTTGCTGACAAGGTAAAATTCGAAGAGGAAAACGCAATGCAATATGGATCTTTAATGATTTGCTCTATACGCATTGAATTATTAGAAAATACTCCTGGTGGATATGTGCAGATTGTGAATTTACCCAAAAAAATGTTTCGTGGCATTAACCAAACAAACATGAATGGGAAAACAGGTCAATGGTATTTATATATTGGTGATAACACAAATAGTAGTAGTATGGTATTACGAGATTTATTTGAATCTGGTAATTATTATTTTAGTTTCATATATTTAACAGCAGAATAAAATTAAACATCTTTTGTATCTGTTATAGTAACGTTACTTATTTTAAGCTTTTTATTACCAGAAGGATCTGCGTATGCAGATATAATTTTTACTTCACCACTCCAATGATTTACTGCAAGTAAACAACCACTAACTCGATCTTGCGCAAAAGCCATTATAAGCCAATTACCACTTGTATTAAAGAATTTACATTTTGCATCAAAAATTTGCATATATGATAAACCTGTGTTCATATTTGCGTTTATATAATTTTTTATATCAGATAATGTCGTTGTATCGGTTGTGACAAGTGTAGGAACAGCAAGTCTATTATTTAAACTGCCGTTTATTTCAGTAATTTTATCGTCCAGTGCCTTTCCCTGCCGGGCATCCAAACCAAATCCGGCTTCTGTGGTTGTAAGGTTGTTGATTAAGTTCGCCGCTGGAAATGCACCGTTAATTTTATCTTTTAATGTATCAGACAACTTTATAACATTGTTGACCTGATCCATTGTAAGCGTTGCGCCATCAATGTTAACTTTAAGCGTTCCATCTTCTGCAATCGAAAGTCCGTCTGTCGGTTTCACAATCCCGGCATCCTCTTTCGTTGCGATTGCACCAGCACCGCCCACGATAGACTTAGACCAATACTCTGTATTGCTCGTTGCCGTTCCTGCTGGAACTTCCTTTTTTGCGAAATAAAGCGTATTGTTATAAGTCACTGCATCCAATCTCTTATATGTAGCATTTGCGCTCCAATCACCTTTTGGTACAATTGCTACTCTTCCTGCTATAGCCATTCTAAGCCACCTCCCAATTTAAATTTCCGTCATTGTCAACGACAAAGTTATAAGCAGAATTGTCCGTGTAAATCAACTCTCCATCCTCATTCACATCAAATTCTGTCATTGTGAGTTTCTTGTTAATCTCGTTTTCGATTCCCTGTGCCCTGTCCGCGCTGTCCTTTGCGTCTGTGGCAGATTTTGCCGCGTTGGTTTCGGACACCCCTGCGCTTTTGGCAGATGCTACCGCCTTGGCAGATTCCACTTTAATATCTGCAAGATAATCTGGGCGCAGATGCTTTTCTTGGATACTTCCCTCTTTCACGATTGCGGACACCTTACCGTCACTGCCGATTGCAAATGCGATTGTATCAGAATCGAGAAATTCATACTCTGTAATCAGAGATGATAAGTCCACATTCTGCACTGTGCCATCGTCAAGCGTGATTACCAACTGCTGACTTTCCGGATCATACTTGAAGTTGACTGCCAGCTTCTCCAACTTGGTATCAATGACCGCCTTGGAACCATTCATCTTAACGACCGTCAGCGTTCCGTTGGATTCATCCCAAAGGATTTCCTTTACAAGTTCGTTAGCTTTGGTCAAGTCAACTTTCGTGGTGTCGAGTGCGCACACACGATCGTCGATTGCATCAATGCCGCCCTCTATGTTGTTCAGCCTATTTCGATTAATTGCGGTCTTTTCGCTTGGAAGGTTCTCCCAATATTCGCGGCTATAGATTTTCTGATATGCCATCTAATCACTTCCTTTCTAATGCGGATAGTCTGTGTTCAAAATCGTTACACCTGTTCTGCAGTTTCTGTATCATGGCAGTGTTAAGCGCAATAAACTCTTGATAGCACAATGTATACATATCATTTGCTCCACCATTCTGCTTTAAGAATTTTTCCCATTCCTCGTTAGATTCAAAATCTTTTTCGGAGAATACCGCATGTTCCAGTCCGTAAAACTCATTTTCAGATATGTCACAATCCGTCATTGCCTGTTCAACATCCTGCGCAACAAATCCCATGTGCATTTTCTCATCATTTTCTATGAGCCGATATTCCATCGGTTGCAGCAACTCAAAAAATCTCTCAAACCGATCATCCTCTAACAGTTTTCGAAAATCCTTTTTCTTTCTGCCATCAGACGTTGTTTTCCAACCACCGGAAGAATACCCTCCGGCAAATGGATTGGGGTTAGTTCCACAGTACACAGAACTAGAACTTGGGATTAAATTTCCGTTGTCTGAAATTCGTACATAATCGGATAGTCCAATACCTTGCAAATAATGCGCGGTTGATGCCATTATACACTGCCTTGCACTTTCTGCAGTTGTTGCAGAGTCTGCGGTTGTCGCATGATCAGCCGTACTTGCATGATCCCCTATGGCTTCCCCATTTTGATCTGTTACAGAGTTTAGGTCAATGCGTATGTTTTGCAGCATTGGCCTTCCTCTTGCATCGAGTCCAATAATTACAATGTCATCGCCAAGAGACGTTGCAATAAAATTCAGAGAATCAATAATTGACACTCGTCCATTCCCGTCAAGCTGGAAGTTATTACTTTCAATTATGAGCCTGTTTCCACGAAGCATAATCTGGTCAGCGCTTGCATTGATCATCGAAATAACTTGATCGTTCTCATCTCTGCCTAACTTTAATTCCAAGGACGCATCCAATTCGCCTTCTGCTTTTTGTGCTCGATTGACTTCTGCGGAAATGCTCTTTGCGGTCTGCTCAAATTTAGAGCTTGTCTGTTGCTCCAAATCCTCGTATGTTGATAACAGATGGTCTGCGTTCCTCTCTAGCTTTCCGGTACGTCTTTCAACGCTTTCAATCGTGTCTCTGATAGAATTAACCTTTGCAGAGTGTGTCTGCGTGCCCTGTGCCGAAATCGAATCTCTCTTGCTTTGTACTCCGGTTAGGGTACGTTGCAATAAATACGTTTCAACAATCTCTCTTGTGGTATTGAACCGGATAGGTTCCCCAAGTGTCAGGCATGGATTTCCGACGCAAGTGCAACTTTTAATCGGTGTGTATGCCGCCTGTTTCATGATCGGCAATAGGTTATTTGCAATCTGTTCAAGTTCCGCTCCGGTCTTGTCTGATACAAGAAAGTTTCCTGTAATCGAATAGTTGTTTCCGGCAGTTCCAACAATAGCACCGGCATTATCTTCGCTTGTCTTGATTTCAAGCTGTGTAATTGCCTTGCTTTGGAAGTCCTCGTAATCAAACGTGATGTAGTGTCCGGTCATGGACTCTGTGTTTGCGTCAGACGGAAATACGTTGTCTGCCGGAAACAAATCTTCTGCCGGATAAAGTGCGCTTGTGATTGCTTTCAGAAAGACATACTCAAACTTGCCCTCTCGGTTGATATTACCAAAGCATCCGTTAATCTCACAGATTGCCGTTACAACGGTTTTCCCACTGATAGCGGACTCTTCTGTGACCGCGCTTGAATCGTCCGTCTGTGTTGCTACAATCGTCTTATTGACCGTCATGGAATCATTGACAAGGCTTGTTTCAACTTGCGCGATTCCAAGATGCGCAAAGAAGCTATCACGGAACTGCTTTAATGTCATTGGAAAGCTAAGTCCTGCATACCAAGACTTTACATCTGTATTGATAATGTCATACATAGCGTCATATGCCGTAATCTGCCGTTTTGTACGGTCAGCCGTAGGAACATCGGATGCCACCTTAAAAACTCCGTATGGCATAGGATTTTCGCTATCTCCTTCAATTGTTTCTTCGATAGAGATTGTCTTTCCAATAATGTTTCCTGCGGTGTTTCGTGCCGTGAATTTTACGCAATTCGCTTCGCACGCTCCAAACTTTAATTCAGACTCCGAACAAAGGCTTTCTTCGAGAGCGAACGTACCGATTTCAAGCATCGAATTGTCTATCTTCTGGTTCGTTCCAACAACAGATATGACCATCTGTTTATCTGTCGAGGAATCCCAATACTTTTCTTTCAAACTACTATTTATCATACACACCGCCTATAAATGAAAACTTGATTGCGTCATACTTAATCTTCCCATTTGCCACAGAATAGAACGTAGGCTGAATATCAGCGATATATCCGTACTGTGTCACATATCCGCGTTTTTCCGGCACGTATGCCGTGATATAGCCACCGCGCTCCTTTGCCTTGGTATAGTTCTTCTCAATATTCTTCCAAAAATCATCCAACTGCTTTTCGGTCAGCATGGCTTTGGTTTCAAATTCGACCTTTAGGGCTTTCAGTTCCACGGCATCACGATGCTCATATCCGTTTTCATCCGTCCAAGGGTCTTTGTCCTGCATATTTACATAGGAACTAAACGTGTCCTGCTTTATTAAATTGTTCGGTATGGTATAATTCCCAAACTTTACTAAATATCCGCCATATCCCATCGTTTACCTCCTAAAAATGGGTATAAAAATAGCACCTACCGTTTGGTAGATGCTATCCATTTGATTAAATTTTAAGCTACTACTGATTCCCATTCAGATTTCAGCTTTTCTACATCGTTTTCAAAAAGTTTGCAAGCGATTTCGTACAACTGCGGAATCATTCCCATTTCCCTGTCGATATAATCCATCTTGTTTCTTACTTTTGGTTTGAGTGTACACCCTTCCATCCTTGATTTAAGGTTGCAGTGATATTTCCTTTCAAATTCTCCATAAAGCAACGAATAGCGTTCTTGATACTTTCCATCGGCACCGAAACGGACAATCTGCGTTATCCGCTGTCTCTTAGTTGCCAAGTCAATATCATCAACGAGTCCGATAATAACATCTTCTTTATGGATGATTTCTTTCTGCTGTCTTTTAATGGTTTCGTTCTGCTCTCTAACAGTTTTTAATGTCTGTGAAAATATCAGCTTAGTGTTTTCATCTGCATATGGCAGGTAAGTGGAAATAAATAATTCATCATTATTGACATACCCACCTGTTTTACGGATTGTAGGAAGAACCTCGGATGTTACCCACTTGCGAAACTTCTTTGCGTTCGGTTTATCACTCCGAAGAATAACCGCATATAAGCCGGATTCAGTAACAAACCAAGTTTCTCCTTGACGGGGTAAGTTTAACTTACGTCGTTCATCCTCGTCTAGTCTATCAGCAACAATACGGCTGTTTGACATTTCCAATGCCCTGCAAACATCAACAAGGCAAAACATCGGTTCATCATCGACCATGGACATTCTAATCTGTCCGAATATTGGATTCTCAAATACCTCAATGCTGTTTTAAATCTTAAGCATAAGTTGTGATTTTTTCATTCGTGTCTACCTCCATACATTTTTATCTGAATAAAAAAGAGGAAGCCACTTGTGAAATCACATTGGTTTCCTCTTTCGTACAGTATGGCGTTCGAGTAAGTAATCCGCATCTTCACGGATAAGGTTGTTTCCTTAGTAATAAGGATAGACTATTTTTGATTTTGTGTCAATCAGCTTTTGAATTAAAATAAGCCGTGTTTCCACGGCTTATACTTTTATTCTTCTGCCACTATTGAAAATTTTACTTTTGAATTTCCATAATAGCTTGTACTGTATTCTGTGTCAAAAACATTCGTGTCCATAGGCACTTCAAAATATATTGAACCTTTAGTTTTTTTACCCGGACTAAGCGTTGTGTCAAATGTGCTGTCTATGTAATCAACAGCATAATCGTCTGCGTATGCAGAAAAATCATATCCAGAAATGTCTTGATCTTCATCTGATATATTTTCAAACTCGAAATCTAGTTTCATAAACGCATTTCCATCATCAGGACTTTGATACGCAACATCGTCCAATGTTAATTTTGCAGATGAAAATGTTATTATCAAGTCATTAGTCTCAACCGAATCGCCTAATGTGAAGTAGTCATCGTATGAATCGGTCGATTCTTCCGTTTCATCGTCCAATACTTCCGCATCTCGACTGTTTTCAACTTTTTTAGGTTGGTCTGAATCACTTTCGTCAAATACAAGTGCCGCAAAAATAAAAATAATTATCGCAACTATTGAACAAGCCAGACCTGCAATTGCAGTTCCATGCCCTTTCCATTTTTGCGTAAGTGCAATTATTGCGAATACGAGACCGATTATTGCAGGAACTACACCTATCGCAACACACGCTAACAAAATGCCTGCTATTCCGCACACTAAAGATGCAATTCCCCATCCACTTTGTTTCATGATCAAATTCCTCCCAAAAATCCTTTAACTCATTTCAGTAATCCAAAAGAATCTGTCACGTAGTAGTCGGAATCTTCCGAGTCCTCATTCCAGACAACTAGGGATAGTTGTATGTTGTCAATATTCTTTATTGGCAAGCTCACAATGTTATCATCCATTGTCCACCACGTTACATAGGCTTTTTTATGTGGAGATAGATCTTGATATAACGCTCCTTCTGCCATAACATCATTTACTGATGATGTGTCAGAATTAACCGTAATATTATTGTCTGTAATATTTTCGATTGTCAAGCAAGCTATAAGTTCGTCCGGGTATGTTCCCTTCTTTATCCCTGTAAAGTAAACCCTAATGCTCGAATCTTCGTATGCAAGTCTGTTGATTTTCTCTTTCACGGTTACTTTGCAAGACATCACTTTCTTTCCGACTTTAGCCTTGATTGTTGCGCTACCCGATGATACTGCGGTAACAACGCCACTTTTGCTTACCTTTGCAATTCTTGATTTTGTAGAACGCCACTTTACCTTTGCTTTCGTTCCGGTAACTTTTAACTTCTGTGTACTACCAACGTCAAGCGTGATTGCTTTTTTGTTCAGCTTAACAATTGCCGCCTGCGCAACAATCTGTTTCCCATCTGCATTTTGGATTGGCATAGCCGAAACCAAAACGGCAAATGCCAACCCAATCGCTACTAATAATCTTTTTGTGCTTCTCATAATGACTCCTTTCTTGTGATATGATTTATTTAGAATTATATCACGTTCAATTATAGAAGTCACTAAAAAACATATACATTGTCTCCGGTTCGATTGTAATGTTCTCTACCATAATCCCTTGCAGCTTTTCCTATGTCGTTTGTAGTAATTCCGAAATTTTTCTGTAAAATAGCTTGTAATAACTGATTTTGTTGTCGCAGTAAGGAAACCTCTTGCGCAGATGTTGAATTGATAGCATCTTTGATTCCGGTAATTTCTTGGCTTCCTGCGACCGCTGGCTTACCTCCGACTGTTCCCATAATTTCCGGAAGCCCGTTTTCTCCAACAGTTGCTATGCTATATTTGTCCATGAAGCCGCCTGTTGCATATGCCTTTACTTTAGGTAGGCTCACTTTCGGCACAAGATCGACTCCGCTCCACTTTACCTTTGCTACTTTAGCCGCCGCAGAAACAACACTGTTGAACCCTCTCAAAACGGTATTCACTCCACCGATCAATGAATTTATTGCTGTTTCAATTCTTGAAATTACGGTGTTCATTGCCCCGGCAACACCACTTTTCACGCTATTCCATAATTTGCTGAATATTTCAGCTACACTTTCTTTCATCTTCGAGAAAGCATTTTTTATCGGGGTGGTTACATGTTCTTTAAACCAACTAGAAACACTATTCCACGCACCGGTTACCGCTGTCTTTGCCGCGCTAAAAGCTTTCTGAATAGATTCTTTTGCTGAGCTAAAAGCATTCTTGATAGGTGTTGTAACATGCTCCTTAAACCAACCGGAAACCACCGCCCATACAGATTTCACAGTTGTCCATAGAACCTTGAATGCGGTTGATACTGCCGATTTCAATAATTCAAAATTCTTCTTTATTGGCTCTATTACCTTTGATTTAAACCAATCAGAAACAACAATCCATACAGCCTTGACAATGATCCACAATCCTTCAAAGATTTGACCAACTCTTTTCGAAAATCCTTGGAAAAATGAAACAATAGGAGTTATAACATTAGTATTGAACCATCCAGAAACTGTTTTCCATACACCGGATATATCTTTCCATAAAGAAGAGAAAAAACCGGAAACAGATTCCCATAATCCCTTAAAAAAACCGCTTATTGGCTTAATCACATTAGTATTAAACCAATCTCCTGCTTTTGAGAAAATTCCTTTTATTTCTTTCCAATGATCCTTGACTACTACAGCCGCCGTTGCAACACCGGCTACTATTCCTGCGGTAATCGCTGCAGGTGCTGCCGCTACCCCTAAAATAACCGCTCCGACTGCCGTAATCGTAACTCCGACAAGCATAAGTGCTTCATTAAGCCAACTGAATCCGTTCTTTAACATGGTCACAAAGTTTGATATTGCAGTAAATGCGCCAATCGCAACAGAGCCAATCCCGGTTATAGCTTTTGCTACCGGGCTGATAAAAGAAAGTGCGCTCTCTGCCGCACCGCTACCGAATAAAGCTTTGACACCAGCTGAAACAGTTGTTCCAAGTGTAGCAAACGCCCCACCTATTTTTTTTGACAAAGCGGTAGACAATACTGCCGAGATTCCCTCATTTGCCGCAATTTCAACGCCAAGCCTTGATGCAAGTGAACCAGCTATTGCTTTTGAAATGGAAGTTCCGATTATATCAAGTGCGGTTTTTGCAAGATGCAATCCAAGGATTTTTTTGATTGTCAACGCACCGATGATAATTCCAACCGTCTTTACGTCTAAGTTGCTTAAAAACTCCTTTGCTCCGTTCCAAACATCCTTCCAGGAAATTTTACTTAATGCCGTCGTAACTGTATCAAACGCGCCCTGCGCCCACGAATTAAGCGTTTTAGCCAATAATGCAAAGTCAAAGTTTTGGAAAAACTTGTTTATTCCGTCTGCGATTGAATTTCCAAATTGCTTCCAATTAAATGTCGTTCCAAACGAATCCAATCCATGAAGCACCGTGTTTAATGAATTTGCGATCAGTTTTCCGGTTTCTCCGAAAAGCGTTGTTCCTTTTTGCCCTTTAAATAGTCCGTTAAGGAATTTGGCTAATCCCCTTCCAAAACCTTCAGCTTTTGCATACACTTTTTTCCATTTAATTTTTTTCATTGCGTTAATTAACGCACCGGAAATAGACTCTCCCAACTGTTCAAGGTCTTTGATTTTGCTTTTGAATTTCTTAAAGATGGTGTCCGTCTGAACTAATCCACCATCAGCACCGGTGCCGCCACCAGCACCTGAACCAGATCCAGAACCAGAACCTTTATTCCCGGAACCGGAAGTATTATCTTTACTTTGTTTTGAAATAACCTTTAATTCATCAAATGCACGAGTTGCCTGTTGGATTTCCTTTTTTGCTTTCTTGGCATTTTTTGCGATACCACCCGTGTTTTTCCCTGCGTTTCCTGCGGCATTGCTTAAATCGTCCATGCCGTCAGATGCGCTTCCAATATCATCAGCAAGACCGCTGATTCCTGCCCCTTTGCTTGCTTCATACTTCCATCCGAAGATAGAACCTAAAGCATTTGTTACCATCTCTGCGAAGGAAATAACCTTTTGCAGAACTGAATTAAGTACCTTGATAAATGGCTTGAATGCATTGATTAAACCACCACCAACAACCGCTCCAAGTGCTTTGAAGTTCTCTCTAAGCATGGTTATCTGATTGTGCCACGTATCTGCTGTACGTGCAAAGTCTCCGGTGATATTGGTTGTATGTGCAAGCACATACTGATACCTCAACATAGCTTTTTCAGCCTGCGTCATTGAGGAAATGTTTGCATCAAGCCCTTGCTTTAACGCCCATTCCTTCAATGTTGCCTGTGTCAAGTCGATACCATAACGCCGCATAGGTGCCGTAGTACCGGAAAATACAGATTGCAGACTCTTGGCAATATCTTCTTGACTCACATCGTAGAATGAAGCCATATCTCCGGCTAATTCGGTCAACCGGATAGACATTTTTGCCATTTTTCCTTGTGGAATATCAAGGGCAGTTCCCATGGCTTGGAAACGGCTTGCGAACTGTTTCGCGGACAATTCGGACATACCGAATTTTTCAATTGATGTTTTTGCGAAATTGTTAATTAGGCTTTCATACTGCCCGAATGTCTGCCTTACAACGTTCTCAACCTCTGTCAGTGAGGATGATATGTCAATGGCATCTCCAAGTAGCCTAAATCCTCGGAATAAAGCCCAATACGTTGCATACACTTTTCCGATTGCAGACGCAAGGGAAAACGACTTCTTGGTAACCGCAGAAGCACTTGAACTAAATCCGCTAAATGAGCTTGTGATGCTTTTTGCCGCTGTCCCTGCCGCTCCACCGGTACGCGATAATTTTGCCAATGCATTTGTCATGTCAATAATATTCCGACTCACGCTAGGGGCTTTCGACAGTTCAGACATAAGCTGTCGCATAGCAACTGCAAGTTTCGGAATATTTTCAATCGCCTTGGTGGAACTCTGGTAGCCAAGCTGTTTGATTGCAGATGCAAGTTCGGTCAGACCCTTAACAGATGCCGACATTCCAGAAATCCCTTTTAATGCATTGGAAATCTGACGCATAGAACCAGCCGCAGCATTAATCTGCTTGCTGTTGATAGAGCCTAATTTGCTTACATTTCTTGCAACCGCAGAAAAAGTCCGTGTATCAATTCCACGCATTGCCGTCATTGCCCCTGCAAGTCGGCTTACCCCTGTGGAAAGACTATTCAGATTCCCGGTACTAAGTCCAGAAAGCGCGGAAGATAATCTCCCAAGTCTTGTCACAAGCGCGTCTATCTGACCGCTTGCCTGTTGTGCCTGTGCTTGAATTTTTATTTCAAGAGACTCTAATTCCATTTATCCACCAACTTCCTATAACTTTTTTAGGTTAGCGGCTATCTTCCACATTGATAGCCGGTTAAAAAGACGGTAGGATTTGACCCCTACCGCCCTTGAATTACTTTTTCAGTTTTCCCTTTTTCAGAAGAGAAAGCATCTTTGAATTTTCCTCTGACGTAAACTTGAAATTGGAAAATCCGTTCTTTTTTGCGATTTCCGCACGATGTTCTTTCGATACATCATCTTCCCCAACCGCTTTTAATGCTTCAACGATTGAGTTTGAGTTTCCCTTATACTTCGGATAATACTTGTTTTTGCATTTTCTTGCGCCTTTTACAACAATAACTGTGTGTCCTTTTATGCGTGTCACAAGAATATCTCCGTTGCGAAGAACAAACCCGGCATGATATGAACCCATATCATCAAACAAACCGGATTTCAAAATTACCGGTCGTTCATTTGATGTATTGAAATCTCCCACATCCTTACCGGACGCATAGATAATACAGGCACGTACAAGAGAAGAACAATCGCATTCCGTCTTGACCTTTGTGTTAATGCCATGCTTAATGACTCCGTAGCGTTCCGATTGGTCATAGCCGATATTTTTATTGTCAGATGCAATCTGCATAGCTTCGGCTAACTTCTCCGCAACCCTATCGTCCTTCGCCCTTAGCACGTACCATCCCTTAGAATGGTTGTAAAACTTCTGCGTAGACACTTCCTGTCCGGTCTGGTCTCCGGCTTTTCCACCAGAATAGCAGTTGCCGTGTTCATCGTGCCGCGCACTTCCGATAATTACTGCCATAGCAATACCTCTTTTCTTAAACTATCTTTGGCTTTGGTAAATGTGATTTCCTTGATTCAGCCGCCCATGCTTCTTCCGCCTTAAGCATTTCTCGTATCTCTGCATCGGGATCGTCCGTATTCTGCTTTTCAATGGAATCATAGCAAGTTTCTTTCACGTACTTACTATTACCCTTACCGAATGTCGCGTCTATTGCGGTCACAAGTGCTGACGTTGCATATCTGCCGAACCACATATACATTTCCATATCGCGTTGCTTCCATTCTGCCTTATATGCATCCACATAAGGCTTAAGCAACTCTGGATTCATCATATCTATATCATCAACGGAAAATCCGTAGCCTTTCGTTACCACAAGGTAAAACGGACGGATTTCCGCAACGTAATATTCCCATGTTAATTCTTGGCTTTCGCTTTGGATGGGGTCTTTTTCTTCTCCTGCTCCTGCTCCTGCGCTTTCTCCAACGACTCCATCATCTGCGCTAAAAAACCGTTTGCCATCATTTCCTCCTGCATATCAGCAAATAAATCCATGCAGTTAATCTCGTTTGTGTCAATCGCATCATAGAGAATGTCAGACACCTTCTCAAGCTGCTCATCGTAGCCTTCGTTTGTTTTGTAATCATATCCAAATTCTTCATTGTGATGCATCTGCAATCCTACAAGAAGCGTCTTAGGAAGTGTTTCAAGAAGAATATCTTCCATAGAAGAAATATCTTCCATGTCCTGTGTCTTCATAATATCCTGTAAGATATGTGATTTTAACGATGGTCTTGTTGCAAACTGAATTGTATATTCTTTTCCACCTAATTTAACTTTCATGTTTTACCTTGCCTTTCTGCCCTAATTGGCAAGGGGCAGTGTTTCCACCGCCCCATTGTTGCTTATCTTATTGCTTCAAGTTCTGCTATCGACCGTTCGTCCTCGCCTATCGGTGTGGTCGATTGCTCATCCGATAGGCTTTTTACCCCACCACTGTTACGGTAAACGTACCATCGTTGTTATCAACAACAGTCAGCTTATCTGTAACAAGCTCTGATACTGTACTTGGAATAACTGTTACCGTCATTTCAAGGATTTCATCGTTTCCACCTACATCGTTAGGTGTGGCTGTTGCAGTTCCTACATATGCGTACTTCGCTACACCGCCAATGCCGTCCGTTCCGTACAGATGGATAATATCAAGTTTTTTCTCTTCATATCCATCCACCTTTGAAAGATATTCTTTTTCAAGGTTTCCTGTGATTTCTCTTGAATCAGAAGTCTTAATTCCTTTTTCAAAAGTCTGCTGATCATCTTCCATTGTGGTTGACTCAACCGTGTTTGGCGGTGATGCAGGGCTTGGAACTGACTTAGCCGCAACCAAAAGATTATATGTTCCTGCAAAGTCAGCCTGTTTTTCCGTGTGCTCTTTTACAATGACACGCGTTTTATAACTTGTTGATGCCATATTTTCTACTTCCTTTCTGCTTATAGCTGATCTAAATGCTCAACGTTTCCAATTACGCGAGTTGCGCGGAATGTAACCGTTCGCACTTGCTTGGAAATTGTTGGGATTACATTTGATACCTCAAACATTTGTTGTTTAAAAAAAGACACCGCATATGCTGCGATGTCCTTAGTTGCCTTTCTTGAACCTTTGTTTGTAATTGTGATTTGAAATGTTGGGAGAATTGCATTGATTGTCTTTGCTTCGTTAGTTCGTCCGGCTTCTGTACCACCTATTTGTCTGACTAAAAGCGTCGGGAATGTTGCGGTGCCGCCCGATTCTTCATCTTGCGTCACTTTAATTCCTTTTACCTTGCTTTCCATGTACGATTTCAAAAGGGAACATAAGGTATCTTCAAAATCAAGCGCCCAACTATTTAACTCATTTTCCACCGAATACCTCCCTTGCAATCTTTACATACTGTTGAATAATCCGTTGTTCCGCATTATACATAGGCATTGTGGCTTTGATACCGTGGGTATAACGCCATGTTTCGGTCTTATCATCCCAATAGTACCAACCATCTTCAAAAGCGTGTATTTGCCCAGGATACGTTCCGACACCGAATCCAAGTTCCGGTGCTTTCGGATTCTCTTTGGAGTTATAAAAAATACCGGCTCCAAACTCTACCGCCAATAAAGTATAGAACGGTTCCCTATCTTCTGATGTTACCGTTTTTCCGGTTGCAATCAGAATCGCGTTCGAGGTCATTAACTGTGGTGCTTTATCTACCCTTACCGTTATCGTGTTCCCTATTGGAGATTTCGATATTTGTTTTATTGCCACCGTCTGACCTTCCTGTGCAAGCCTAGAAACAAGTAAATCGCATTTAGCCTGTAAACTATCGCGGTACTGTTCTAATTTCTTTATAGCGTCTTGTATGGACTTAGTGGATAGTGTCATTGAAATAGGTTTCTTTTTCATACAATCACCTACTTAATATTCTTCCGAAGAAGAAACAAATCCGTGGTCAGTCCTTCGTCTGCAACGCCTTTTACGATGTAGTCTGCGGTTTCTGAATCAACAAGCCCATCATCAGTGCGTTTGACTTCCGAGCGTTTCCACACCACATCACCGGCTTTCAGTGGCAAATATCCTTTATCCGTGACAAGCTGACAGTATGATGTACTATCATCAATTCCAAATTCTTTCACAAGTGCTTCCGACAACTTATTGCTGATATTGGCTTTGAATGTCGTAGGTTCTGAAAACCCTTCAACTTCCTCGCCTTTTGCAATCTTGTTGCCTTCGGAATCTAAATAAGGTACAAAGTTCCCATCGGAATCCTTGTACCCTTCATAGACAATATCTCCATTTTCGTCAGTTTGTGGAATGAATACCCTCTGACCAAATTGCGAATATTTCATTTCCTGCTTGTTAATGTCAAGCATTGGTGTTTTCCTCCGGGATTCCGGCAACACTTGTCAGAAGCGATAACACTCCGGCAAGGACTGATGCGGAAAGAACATATTTCCAATCCACCGCACCCATAAATGCCGCCGTTCCAATTCCTGCAACTGCCGCCTGCGCAACTGTCTTAATTGCTCGGATTCCGGCTTTCTTAGTCCAATCCTTCCAATTCCTCATGGCTCTTATCTCCTTTCCCTATATGAATCTCTTCAATCTCATGTTTCATTTTCGTAACCATGCCGTTTCCACCTAACGCATGGTACGCATCATACATCTCGCAGAAGTTCTGATAGGCATATGACGGTATTTCTCCGATTCTGGTGTACTTTGCATGGTATTCAATGAGCTGGACGCGCAAAAGAAGCATTGTTCCCTTACTGTTCGCATCCCTGCTTTTCTTTTGCTGTTTAAGAAGCCAAACTATATATCCAAGCACTATCGGAAGTGCCACAAGATAAGTTTGAATCAAAATACTTTTCATTTGAATCTCCTTTTGACGCACTGCCCACCACCGCTTAATGTGCGCCGCCTGCAACCATTTTACCGACACCGGCAATATGGTCACGCTCAATCTTCTTTATAATTGCATTGCTTTTACGAACGGAAACACTCCAACAAAAAGGCTTTCACGGTCTTTCCATGTCCGGCTCACACCGTTTTCGGAAAAACTTGCCATGTATGCTTCTCCTGCCTGTGACCGGTCGTACACTGCCAAATTGACCATAATGTTTTCATAGTTCTTAACATCACTGTCAATCTGGTCTTGCGTGTATGTGTCCGGATAGTTCCGTCTGCTGATAATCTCATTCCTTGCCTGCTCTAAAAGCTGTTCAATCAAAGGGTTGCATTCTTTTTCATCAAACACAACTTTATCGGACTTTTCCCCGGTCGTTTCGTCCTCTACCTCTTCTATATGAAATTGTTTTAAACGAATTTTTACTTGTTCGACAAGCGTGTATGACATAAGCGATCTCCTACAGATTAAATTTTGCAATCAGAATTTCTTTCAGTTCCGCGCCGCTTGTCGCTTGTGCGTTTTCAATCCCCTGCTCTGTGGCAAGTTTTTGCAAGTCTGCGGTACTCATTCTGTTGATTTCGGTCTTTGTATACCCAACGGAAGATACCGGAGATTTTTCCTCCGGCACTTCCTCTCCTGGCATATACCATTTGCCCTTATATTTTGTTTTGCACTCGTAAACCAAAGGATCACCTCCTAATAGCACTTAATTACATAGGTGCTATCCATTCTCTCATAAGACGGAAGTACGATTTCAGATACCGTTGTCTTAGTCTGTACAGGATCTTCCGATACGGAAATTGCAACAGCAACACCTGTGTTTACGATAGAAACATCTGCTGTAGGCTTTCCGATAAGTGTACGCTCTTCCGGTGTCGTACCGTACCAAGTATTTCCAAGTGCTCCGCTTGGGATAAGCGTTGCAAATCCGTCCGGGTAAAACTTAGATGCCGTACCAGCTTCATTCTTGTACTGCTTAGAGTAAACAATAATGCTGATTCCGAGTTCGTTGGAAAATACCTCTTTAACACGGTTGTCGTTCATAAAGATGTTTGCCGTGGCATTCTGCGCAAGAATGGCGGAACGAATCTTCTTATTTTGCTTAAGATGATCCATAGTCTTACGAGAAACAATCATGATAGAAGGTCTCTCTCCCGTCTCTGCTTCGACTGCATCAAGAGCAACAGAAACATCGTCAAGTGGATCAGAATTTTCGTGGTCATCCCACTTATCTGTTGCGGTCTCAAGGTTTGCAAAGTTGTGTGTCTTGTATGTGTTGCTCGGATCGTAGTTATAAGCGTAGGTTACGCCGTTTGCCTGAATGGAAATCTTTGGAGATCCATCAGACGGTGCAAGCAACTGCATAATCATGCGCTCCGGGACAACGTTTGCTCCATCAATCAGAGTATTTGCGTCATCAAAGATTCTGCTTAATACATCTGCTGCATATGGATCAGCACTATCCTGTGCTCGCATGATTTCCTGTTCGTCCGCTTCCTTAATGAGCATAGACTCACGGAAGAAAGCCATCTCTGTTTCTGTCAGTTTGAATCCCTCACGGCTTCTCAATGTTGATACTGCGTCAAAATTGGACGGTGCAAGAGAAACCGGAAGCCCTTTGGAAGTCTTAATCCATTTCAGATCAAGTCCCATTTTCTTCTTAGCTGGGAATAATCCCGAACCAAGATACGCAATTTTGTTACTTGCTACCTCTGTGTTTACAAGCGCTATTGCTTTTGCACTATACACATCTCTAATGTTCATTCTGTATTACCTCCTATTCAAATACGATTAACGGAAGGGCTGTCTTAACTTCCTCTGCAACAGCTTCTCCTGTGCTTGTCTGAATGTTTGCAGAATTTACAACTCCAAACGCTCTAAGGATTGTTCCGTTAGGGTTCTCGTCCTTATAAACATCTGTAAGTAAAATTCCGATTGGCTTTGTTTCCTTATCAACCTTTCCATCTACGGCGATTGGATTTCCTGCCTTGCACACGCCTTCTGTGAATGCGGTATCATCAAGTTTGATTTCCTCGAACAGCTCTCCGCCTAATTTTCTTTTCAGAATTTCAAGCTGAGTTGTTACACTTTTTTCAGTAAACTTCATCTTTAAAACCTCCTTACGATAAATAACTGTCTACTACCGACTTAGCCGTCTGATTCGTTCCGGCTAAAGTCTTTCCGATCGACTCTGCGGCTTTTTCCGCTTCTGTCTTTTTGTTGTCTTTATTTCCGCCAGCCGTGCCACCGCCCGGATTCGTACTGCCTTTTGCAATCTCCTGCTCCTTGGCTTGCGCTGCCGCGGTCTCTTTTTCAGAGATAATCTTTCCAAGAACGTCATAATCAAAACTGCCATCGTCTTTTACAATCTGTGCTGCCTGTTCTGCGGTAACATTAAATTTAGATGCAGCATTGGCTCTCTGCGTGGCTATTGCCTGCGCTTTTTCAAGTTCCGCGATTCTCGCATTGGCTTTTTCAAGGTTCTTATTTGCCTGCTCGACTTCCGTGAGCTTTCCCTGTTCGATATCATCGAGCTGCTTCTGCAACTCTTCGGCTTTGTCAGCCTTTGTCTTGTACTCGTCAGCCTTTGCTTTGGCTTTCTGTACGGAACTTCCATAATCTGCCATGATCTTGTCCGCGTTTTCCTCGCTTAATCCCATAGCAATCAGATCTTCTCTCTTCATTCATTACCTCCGATATGTCATACGAATTTTTATACGGTGCAACGACACCGAACGACATTGTTGATTTTTACGCTCACAACTTTGCGAATTTTTATAAAATAAAAACAGCCGCCGATTACTCGGTGACTGTCTTATCTTTGTTTGTCTGGCTCTGTGTGCCATCTGTATTCATTTTATTTATCAATTCTTGTGCCTTTTTCTCCTGCGCTTCTACATCATCAATCGTTTTCCACAAATTATCCAAGTATGGCTTTGACAACAGGAATGTCTTTTCTGCATCTCCCCAAAGCCCGACAGATTTAATCGCCACAAGTGGATGAATACCGGCTTGTAAAAGCTGATATAATGTCTGTGACTTGGTATACATATTGTCTTGTGGGCTATGGTTTATCTGAACATCAAAGTCGCGCAAACTCAATCCCAAATCGTGATCCTGTATACGAATTACATTCAAAACAACTTTCGCAAGTCTTTTTTCAGCCGACTTTACAATTGGGTCTTTCAGTTTGGCTCTCGACTTTGAAAAGTCCCATCCGTTTCTAAGTTCAACCGCTCCCTGTGTATCTCCACCGGAATTATTGTTGTTCTTATTTGGTATGGCAAGAATGGACTGTGCATTATCCCACAAATCGTCCTTTGCAACCTGGCACTCTGTCTGATTCAACTCTTGTGTCATAATGTCAACATCTGATTTATTCTGCTCATTGTTGGATTTTACCGTCAGCGCATGGGAAATCTTCATTTTTTCAAAGGTTTCCGGGTCAATGTCGCAATTTACAAACTTTATCCAAAACTGAACAAACTGCTCAACGCCATCCATTCGGTTTGACTGCATTGTATTGATTGCATCCAATAGTCCGATCACAAGCTCAATATCAGAAATGCGCTCATGGTTGTTCGGGAACTCAACAATCGGGATTCCGCCAAAGCCATGCAGTTTCCAATCTCGAACCTCTCCATTTACAATCTTGCATTCGTAAGAGTCCGTGTAGCAGAGTTTATACATCTGCCCATCAGCATCCTTAAGTTCTTGGATTGCTAAAAGTGGTTCTTCTGTGGATTGGTTATAAATAACAAATGTATTCATTGGTGTTGGTGCGACAATTCTAAATGGCATATCTTCATTTTTTGTAATCTGCACCGCCTTAAACGAAGTTCCGGTTGCTGATTGCCACTCTCCTGCCTTAATGTCCTTTTCCTGCTTATTAGCATCGGCCAGATAATCGTTAAATTCATCAACCGCATTATTTATCCGGTCATCATCTTTCCTGCTGATAAGCTGAATTGGCTCACCGTAAGTCTGACCAACCTTGAATTGAACAATCTCATAGGCATGGTTTTCAGGCACCTTATTGGTTATATCCGCATTCTGTACCTTTGTTCGGTACAATACAGGCTGATCGCCCTTATAGTAGTTCCACAGATACCGAATGACTGTCTTGTTGAAATAAAATGCACCAATGCAGTTTCCGACAACATTTCTGATATTGTCTGCCGTAATCTGTTCTACGTTAGCATATGCAATTTTTCTTCCATATCTGCCTTTTACAAGGTCATGAAAATACTGCTTGTTCATATAAATAAAACTCCACTACTGCAAGCGCGTTTCGGTATTGGCTTTGTTTCAACTTTGCCTGTTGCCACGCGATAAATCACAATATGATTGCATTTTTTACATTTACACGGATGATCTATCGTAGATTTTCCATCATAATGTCCGGCAATTCTTCCGCAATCCGGACAATATATAGTTACTTTTTTCATAGCAACCTCTTTCTTACAAATAAAAAACACCGCCATTTCTGACAGTGCCTTTTACGGGTTATATGCTTTTGTGGGTTGTAGGAATTTGCTTTTCTACTCTTTTAGTATACCATGCAAATTTTAGGAAATGTTGCGAAAGAGTGTGAACTATTGTGCACTTTTATGCACTCTTTCCAGAGTAAAGCTGTCCATAACGTCTTTCAAACTCCTGCAATGCTCTTTTCCTAAGTTTCATAATGTTTCTGTAGGAATATTTCATTTCAACGGAAATCAAGTTCCAATCTTTTCCATTGACATAGTGCGATGAAAGCACGATATATACATCTGTATTATCCATACTGTCAATTTGCGATATGATAATTCGTCTTTTATTAACCAATTCATCTATAAGTGTCTGAATCTCATTCTGCAAATCAACAATTTTCGATACCGCGCTCCCCATTTTGTCAGGATTGCCGGATGATTGCACATCCACCTCTTTCGGGGAAATGGATATGGAAGTTGCCATATCAGATAGCTTCTTAATTTCTTCCAGCTTATTTGCAATCGCATGGTCAATTCTGCTTATCTGTGAAAGATATTTGTCTGTTGTCATATCCTAATACCTCCTAAATGGGTGTACTGCCGCTTCTACCTTTGCGGTATTGTTTGGGTTTTCTATAAACATTTCAAGCTGAGTTAAACCGTCTGCTGCATCGTCGTGGTCATTACCGCCAATACTTACAAACATAGAGAGTTCATCCATAGCCGCTTGATATTCGTCATTTCTGTAATATCTTGTTACTCCAAGATCTGAATCTTTCTTCATTTGTTCCTGCGTAGGTCGGTGCGTATCAAGAAATATGAATTTTCTCTTAACATCACCGGAATATGCTATGATCTTCGATAACTTTTCAACATTGTTTGGTGCTTTTCTGCTTGTGCACGAGCATTTATAGTCCTGCGCCTGCAACTTTTCATCTACATATTTGCAATACAGATCTCCTCCGGTATTGCCCTCAAATCTTGTCTGCCGAATCTCATTCCCGATAATTCGTCCGACAACAAGAGGGATTGTTACCTCTTTCGGGCCTTTGTTGAATACCCAATCGTAAATATAAACATCTCCGTTTTCATATTCTGCCCCAATAGGCATTGACAAGCTATCGCCACCGCCCCAGGCAACATCCACAACTCCGATGCGTCGGAAATCTCCGTCCGGTAGGATTCCGTTAAATAGTCTCAAATCTGTATAAAGCAATCCCTCACGGACATATGGTTGCTGCATAAACTTAGCCATCCATTCGGCATTGTCAAGCTTATCTCGCATATCTCGATAGTATTCCGTGGAAAATCCGTTTATTTCATATGCGAAATTGCTTTCGTCATTTTCATTAAGTGCCGGAATCTTACGGAATCGGTATTGTGGATCATGCTCATATTGTTTTCTCATGCGCTCCAATGGATCTAAAACATTCCAAAGAGTACCAACCATCAATTCCCTTGCACCATCATTTTTACGGTCAACCATCTTGTTTAGGTACTCTTGGTATGTGTTTTCCATTCGAGTAGGGCTTAATGAATGCTCTCGATCACGAACCAAGTCATCGACATATAAATATCCATCTTTTGAAACATCGACCGCTCCTGTCCATGTTCCATCAATACCACGGCACGTTACTGTTGCGAATCTGTCCGGATCTCCAAGTGTAATTGTAAATTCGTCCGCGCTTTTGTCTGTCGGAAGCGTTGTGTTTGCGTATTCCGGATGCCAATAAGCAAAAAGTTCAGCAAACGTATATTCTTCCGTGGTAAAAAGATTCATCAGTTCTTTGTAAAATCCTTTTGCCAAAATACCAGAGTGACCACCCATTGCACTATGGCTGTTCGGTCTGCGCAAAGCCACCCACGCAAGGAAGAAAATACAGATAGTCGATTTGCCGACACGCGATGGCATTGACAATCCGTAAAATTTAATCTTCCGGTTTTCCAAATCTTCAAGATCTTGGGCAACTATATTCAGCGTCTTGCGGCGTGGATAATAAAACCGTTTACTCCAATTTCTTTTGCGCTCCATAAAGTAGATGAAACTCTCGAAACGATAAAAGCTCTCTAACCGCAAGACTTCATAGAACTGATCCACAAGTTTGTATCCGCCTTTAATGTCGTGATTCTGCGCATATCGTTCAAGTTCCCATATGCTACCGCCCGCATTTTTCTGCGTATATTCGTTGATTAAAGCCTTTGTTCTTTCGGTTATAGTCAATCCGTAGTCAACGTCTTTTTCCGTCCGAATCGCCACATTGCACGCTTTTAAAAGGGCATCTATTACCTGTTCATCAACGCCTTTTCTCTGTATGTAATTTTCATATCCATTTACTGCATTGATTAACTGCTTTGAAGCCAAATAAAAAGCACCTCCGCAAAAGCAGAAGTGCCTTGACCTCTGCCTATAATTTTTCTAGGTTAGCGACTACAATCAATCTGTAGCCGGTAATATGCGTAGTCAGTAGTAAAAGCTATTCTTAGCACACCAATATTGTACGCACCTCTTAGTGTTTCGGAAATTATTTAAAGACTACTTTCTTCGTCCTATTCTCCAATTTCAACTATCTGTTTTGTATTAGTATCATAGGTGCATAACTTACCGTTCTCCGAATAATATGGTGACATATAACCATAACCACAATTTCCTGCACATTCATTGAATACTATATAAACGATATGTGTAGTTGCATAATAATATAAATCATTTTCACCTTCTATCGAAACGAGCTTCAAATTATTATCATAATTTTTACTGCCTTCACAAGTACATCCGGTCATTCCTAACCACAATGTCAATCCTAATGCAATTGCTATAATTTTCTTCTTCATAAAATCTCCTTTCGTCACAAGCAAGTGTCGGATTTTTCTAATCTATCCGCTGTTCTTGACATTTCAATCACTGTTCCGTTTTCATCCTTTGTTGCAATGTAAACTTCCGAAGCAAACGTTCTTATCTGACTACCAAGTCTTATTTCTGTTTCATCATCTTTAAAATTGTAGCATTTTCGCATTTCTTCAATGCAGTTATTCATTTCTGATATTTTCATAATCTCGCCCCATCAACAATTTATTTTTATACCCTCTGTTAATATCGCAGTCTTATCCTCATTCAGAATTGCATTTCCGTTTTCATCCGTTTTATGCCATCGTGCATCAACTTTAATCATTGGACTTTGCTTTGCATGAGCGATAAAATGCAACTCCATGTCCGTGCAGCTTACTTTTTTGACGTCAATAAACACTTGTGCGGTTTTGCCATCGGGTTTTATCATAATTTTTTCTTCTTCCGGCTCAAATGGTTTGCATTTATACATAGATTTCCAAGAATCTTCATACCACCTATCCATCTCTCCGATAACGGAATTTGCATAATATGTCGGCTTGCTCATAGTTTTTGTTCGGCTACATAAAACTTCTTGATAATTCTCGATAATAAACTCACATTCAGCACCGGTATATTTATAATCTTTATAAAACTGATAAAAAGATTTCAAATTTTTGATAAAATCAACTAGTGTTTTCATTTCCAATGCACCTTGAACCCTTTCTTCTTATACTCTTCTACGGCTTTTTTAAGGCTCATATCGTCCTCATACTTTTCATTCAACATAATCACCACATTGCCTTTTTCAATGCCGTATATGTTGCAATTTGCAAGTTTCTTAGCCGTTCCAAGGATAGCTTTTGCCTGCTTTCGGCTCATTTCATAGGTTTTTGTTCCCATATTAACAGTCATTTCTCATAAACCTCTCAAAATCCTTTCTGCATTTAGGGCATAATTCATAAGTTTTCTTAAGTTTTCCGCAAAATCTTGTTTTGTAAAGCTCGCACGAAATTTCATCTTCTGTAAATCTAGCTACCGGTTCTGAATATGTACCACACGGCACATATTGTAGCTGTTGTCTTGGCTTGAATTTTATTTCAGCACCGCACCTGTCGCAAGTGCGCCATTCTTTTTGATGTTTCATATAAACCACCCTCACTTATCACATTCGATTATTCCCGGAATGAATGTTCTTTCACCTCTACAAGCATCTTCAAAAGTCGTAGTTTCTATTGAACATCCGCAACTAACCGGGTCTAATGGACAATTTTCATGATTAATACATGTGCATAAAATTTCTTTTTCCTGCTTCATCATTTCACCAACTTTCAAACTGATCCTGGCATATACAAAATATCAAGTTCCGATATCTGTGTTGTTTGAATAGTGTTTTAACATTTGGAGTCCGTGTCTTTTTCATAAAATATGCACTCTTTAGGGCATATAACCGGGTAAACAAAATAACACTTGCTTTTCTCATTCACACATGTGTAAGTCGCGCCAAGCACTCCGCAACTTAACATTCCGCAATATTTACAATCTGTAGGTTTCTGAAAAAGTATATTTTGTAATAATTTATTCATTCTTCCACCATCAAACTATTTATGATTCTTCCACCAAAACAACACTTTCCCGCAAGGAATACTGTGCGACTGATGCATAAATTCTTCTGAACCCTCATAAACAATTACAGAGTTAAAATCAATGCGGTCTTTAAATAGTTCACAATTTTTAGTAACTTTTTCTAAAGCATAATTGGTTGCTTCATCATAAGTCTTGAACCATTTTTCCGCTGCACCATATGCAAGTGCGCAAGTTCCGCTCTCGTCAAATACGATATATCCGTCTTTACTTTGCGTTAATTCATTCATTTTTAACCACCTTTCAAACCAATCCGTACATATATAGAATATCAAGTGGTGTTATTCTATCTCGCTTAAAAGAATTTCTGACAATATAATTTGCCAACTCCCCATCTTTCCATCCGTCCGTACTTGTCATAGAATCATAAATCTGTTTATATTCTCCGGTCAGTTTGTCAAATTCAAACCATCCAAAGTCAAGTGTTACTCCGTAATCATAAAATCCCCTGTCAGACCACTTTCTGACATAATACATTAACTGCTTGTACGAAAATCCAAGCCTTTCAAAAATATTTCCAATAGTTCTTATACTTAATTCTCGATTGCTTGAATGCAATTTTCTTTTCTGTTCATTCACGCAAGCTCTAAAAAATATTTCTTCTAATGGTTTCATTCTTCCACCGCCTTTTAAGCCAACCCTAGCATACATAAAATATCAAGTTCCGATATTTCTTTTGCGCCCTCTCTTGTGTGCGCAAGAATTTCTTCCATCGAGTATTTTTTCATATCGTTGCACTTACTCTTATCAAAATTGCTCGAAAAACAGTAATGCAGGCAATACCCATATCCGATTCCAAGTTGAGTACCGTATATGCTCTTGCAGACAACATTGTAATTTTCTGTTTTTAAAATATCATGTTCTCCATCTAAGAAACATTCTTTTCCGTTGTTATCCATTTTCTTTTTGAGATATTCAAGAAAAATTCTCATGTCTTTTTCTGAATCGGAAATATACAAAATAGAATCTTTCTCTCTGTCATCAATTATTTGTTTCGATTCATTGCCACAGTAATCACACATATTACACCAACTTTCTGCCGCACATAGGGCAAAATTTTATGTCTTCGATTCCGATTCCAGACATAAAAGGGTCGCTGCATCCGAAGAATAAATGAAATGCACTTTCAAATTCAACAATTTGTGTTTCATTTTTTTCTGGATAATATCCGCCTTTAAAAGCTCCTTGCTTGATTTTTTCCAATTTTCCTATTTTGCAACAAAATTCACACATTCTTACGCCCCAAATCATAGCAAAAATCGGAATCCTCATGAGATTCCGTGTCTTTCGTGTACAACAAATGTAATTGAACTGACAAGATGCACTCGATCAAAGGCTACCAAACGCATAGGGATATTTTCGAGTGTCCTGTCTGAACTGCTTTTGTTGTACTTCCTACTCACAGCCTGTTTGTTTTGCGTTTCTTTTATAATCCACTTCGCATACTCCTGTTAAAGAATACGCAAGACCCCTCTGTCGTTGGGATTGCAGGAATCGAACCCGCGACAACCCGGATATAAGCCGTGTCTTCTACCACTGAATTAAATCCCAATATAGTGATCGGTACGAGATTTGAACTCGTGTTGCCACCGTGAAAGGGTGGTGTCTTACCGCTCGACTAACCGATCAAAACCGCCACAAGACGGTTAGCAATATGTTTTACGTGCTATGCATGGCACTATCCTGTTTTGTTTTAACGATGATTCAGCAGGAATACCCATCGTTGTTACTACTTAACGAAGTCTTAATGCTTCCATTTCGAGGTCTTGATGCCTCTGCGCCACATTATAATTGCCCGTGGTATCATACAGCCAAAACATAGACCATCTGCAAGCAAACAGCATAATTTGACCGAGTAGGTGGGTGAGGATTTGAACCTCACATAATCGGATTCTGAAAAGGTGTTGTTGCTGATTACGGATGATTTTCCACCTATCACTTGGCAACACTCTTACCGATCAGCTTCTTTGCTTGCATTTCGTTCTGCCACCACCTAACTTCTTAAGGGGAATTACATTTTCACAGCTCGGACACCGTGGGATAGATGCCCGAACCATGATTGACTGCTATATGGATTGCACGTCTGCAAATTACAAAGCAGATACCGCTCAACACCATATAGTCTTACGCCAAGATGCCGTCCTCTGCGACAAATACCACCGGACGGTCTCGCACCGTCCTCAACAGAATCGTCCTAGTGGCGAAAGGAGGAACCCAAATGCTTGAATCACTCAACCAATGGTTCAAGTACATATGAAAAACATACGTGGCTACATGAAACGTCAGCATGTAACCAGTTAGGCTACCAGGATTCGAACCCGGGAATACAGGAATCAAAATCCTGTGCCTTACCGCTTGGCGATAGCCCATCATTTCCAAATGACCATAATATTCATTGCAAAAACCGCGTATGAAAGCAAATACCCCATTGCGTTTGAATTGTCTGTCTGCTTTACCTGTCCTCCCATAAGTCCAAGTATTACAAGGGCATCTATCGCCGTAGCGATTATATTTAAAATCATATCAATATCTCCCATCCTCAAAGCTGTGTTCCTGTTTGAATCGCTCCATTTCATTCACGCTCATACCAAAAAGTCCGGCAGATTCATCAGAATCCGTATGTTTGAAATATTCGCCCTGTTGTGGAAACATGAACCGGAACATGGCATAATTCGCAACGTCACACAGGTATTCAAGATTTCCGGTCTCTTCAAACTTTGCAAGACACATTTTCAAACTTTCAACCGCATTAACATTTCCGGAAGAAAAGTTCATTCTTGCCGGTCCGTATTTGTAATACGACTGTTCAATCAATCCTTTGCGTTTTTCATCAAAGGTTTCGGAATACTCGGTTTTCATCAACTCATTGCTGCATCTTGCCATTAAACATCACCTTCCGCTCTGTGGTTTGCCCTTTCAATGTCAAACCCTTCCGGATAACGTGCCTTAAGCTTGTCTACATTCATCTGCATGATCTCATCAAGGCTCCAACCGAAGGATTCACAAAGCATTGCTAGGTACCAGCAAATATCTCCTGCTTCTTTCTTGGCATGGTCAATATCAAGCTGCTTCTCATGGAAAATCCACTTTTTAATCATGTCGTTGAACTCTCCAACCTCGCCGGATAACCCCAAACAAGAATTGAAGATGCCGCCAAGGTCATAATCTTGCAACGCAGATGCGATATTGTTCTTTTTGCAAAATTTAAGCAAATCAAGTTTATCCGAAATTCTTTCTGTCGCCTTGCGATCATTTGTCCGCATGGCTAATTTCTGGTACTCATTTCCGGTCATATATCATTCTCCTGTCCGAAACACTCTTTTTTTGTTTTTAAAAATTTTTTGGAAATGTAGTTGCGATTCGCAACGTGAAAGTGAATTGTTATAAATTTATTATAGCCTATTTACAGTGAAAGTCAATGGGTGTTATTGTAAGTGGCTTTTTATTTTTTGAGGTATTTAAGGGACTTAGTAGCCGCCCGGTGGTCTTTCTGCCAGACCCCCTCCCCATCCTTTTTCTGAAAACATGGAAATCTAAAATATTTTCCATTTCGTTTTGTTGTCATTGTGTGAAAATCAAATTGTTTTAAAACAATTCATATCATACCCTTGCAACTATTCGCAAAACCTAACTTTTCCGAATAGTTCACGAATAGTTGAAACGCTACAACCCTTGGTATCACTGCATTTGTAAATTGTAGAATAACCACACACAATTTAAACCGTATTATTTGCCGCTGAATCCGTGAATTGTGTGTCAATTGCGTGCAATTCTCGGCTCTTTTTCTCGTCCAATCTTGGCAGCTCCTGCGCTGTGATTGCCTTGCGCTGGGTGGCATTATCGCCAATGCCGGGCTGATTCATTCCGAATTCGTTATTTCCCACGAACATAGTACCTACGGGGCTGTTGGAGTCGTAAGCACGATCTAGGATGCAATCCTTGCGAGATCGTTGCAATTTTTGCCACATCTTGAAAGCCAACGAGCTTGGTTCTTCTGTACTCCATATATCCATTGTGTTTGTAGGTATATTACAAAAATAACTGAATGCTACTGTGCTCACTAGCTTACTGTACACATTGGAGATATATATATAATAATCACAAAGTTTATATAATACCTCTCTATCGTATCTATTACAGTTAGTCGGTATAGTTGCATTACCAAGAGGGCTTAAACTCTTGTCCTTTAATACTTTCGTATCTGGGAATAAATGCATACCAACATACTGCATAACAGCTTTCCACTGTCTCTGTCCAGCTTTCAACAAATCTTCGATGTGAAATTCTATACAAGCGTTGTCTATTAAATCCTGTACAGTTGATGTGTATATCTGTACTGTACCTAGATCCACTATAAGGCTTGTAAGATCTACGCTCTCTACATCCTGCATATATTCACACCTCCAATCCGTTTTATTTCTCTCTGCTTTTGGTATACACTATTTCCGGGTTTAAAGTCAAGCCTTATTTTTTTACGGTGATATTATATACTTACGCCGCGCGCGTATGCGGATATAACTTAAATATAAACCTATAGACTTTAGATACAGTGTATTATTATTAATCTAAAAGATTAAGAAAAAGAGAGAGAAAGAGAAACATAGTTCTGAAAAAGCGACGTCAGACGATTGTGTCGTGTTATGTCATACGATTGTCAGACGATTTTTTGTAAAAACTGATACTATTCTATCATTTTTGGACTTGTCAAAGACCTAATGAACCTAGCCTTGTTTATAAAAATTTAAGAAAAGTTTTGCGGTTTGTTTACGGTTTTTCGGAGATTTTGTAAGATATGCCCGGATGCGTTGTTGATTTTGGACATGGCAAAAAGAAAAGGCAGCCAGAAAAGTTGCCCTTTGTTAAATATTTACTTACATTTTGCCCGATCTTATGATAGACTATAGATATGTCACACGGCATGGATGCTTGCCGTGTGGTGCCGCCAGCGATCCCGGCGACCACGGATTGAAACAATAGTCTTTTTAGTAAAAGCAAAACATTTAATTTATGTTTTGTGTCGCGTGCAGTGGATGCTCTGCGCGTGGTATCTGGAGCAATTCCCCAGATACAAGGATTGAAATAATTATATTCTCAGTGACAGAAAAAGAGTGGGTCAGATTTTTAGTCTTTCCCACTCTCTTTCTGTGCCATTAAGCACTGGATAAATAATAATCCTGTTTCTATTCCCACCTTTTACAAGGTGCTTTATTATATTACAATGCATTTTCTTACTTGTCAATAGCATTTCCTATCCAAAACGCTTCTATTGGAATGTTATTTTTAAACAGAACTATATAATTTTGTTCTAATTTATTTGAATCTAGGCTATAATTTCCGTCTGCTTTCCAAGAATACCCGGCTTATTCTTTGCTGCTTGTTTGCAAAGAGTTGTCTAACATATTCTCTACGAAAGATTTAATTTCTTCTTCTGTGCCATTTTTAACCCATTCTTCAGAAAATTCAAGATACTCACTTTCTTCCTCTATCTTGTAATATTCTATATTTCCATTTTCGTCATAACTTTCGTTATCTAAATATATTCTATTGCAAAATATCCCTTTCATGGTATTTTCTCTCTCTTTCTTATTGCTTCTGTACCAGCTCGTAAACCAAGGCGTCAATACGTTTTTCCATTTCGTCAAACTCGCAAGTCTCATTTTCCTGAAACGCTGGCATTAGTACATAACTTTCAAACGCTTTTGTTATGTCGTTCCACTTTCCTCCGGTCGCAAAAGACAAATCCCCATTTTTCAATATTGCCAAGCTATCAACATTCATCTGCGATTCAACCAATTTTCTAACATATACGGAAATCGGCTCACCGCTTGGCAACTTATAATTATCTCCTGTAAATTGCCATTGGCTTCTAATTTTTATAATCTTTTTGAAATCATTTCTTTTCATGTTTCCTCCCATATGCTCTTGTTGACTCCACAAGTCAACTGTGCTATTATACTTTTGCGGCGCACTTAAACCGTAACATGAGATGTTTTGAAATACTCACTTTATGAGGTATTTCGCGCCGCAGGGGGAATTTTATTCCCCCCTATTTCTTGCAAATTTCTTGTATTCTTCAAAATCTTTCATAATCGCGTTTACAATCATATCTATAACATCGCTTTTGTCGTAATAATTTCCTGACTTGTCGCTGTATCTATTTTTATCAAATGTTTCAGCTCCAATGATATATTCATATTCACCGCCAGAATAATCATATGGAATCAGCCTCAGATCCACTCCAAGGTATTCATGCTTTTTTTCTTTTACATTGTATTCAGTCCAATTCATGAGTACAATATAATGCGATCCCCATATTTTATGATTATCTACGCCTCTCATAAAGCTATTTGCTTTCTTTTCAATTTCTTCTCTATTTAAATTTTTGCTGATTTCCATGATTATTCATCCTTTCTTCATCTATTTATTGTTCACCAAAATTCTTCCCTGCTCCGTAGCACTCATAAAAGCTATCTACGAGTTTTCCAAGCTGTTCCGGTGTCAATTCTTCTTTTAGATCGTCCGGAATCCACTTGTAAGACTCCCGGAACGTGTCGTTGTTTCTGCCGATCTTGGATGATCTCTTTACCATTTCGAGCTTGTACATCTCGCCAAGCTCTTCCAGTGTAATGTCTCCACTTTTTACCGACTCTTTGCCCTCTCTGGTTAAGATGCTCATTGCATCATCTTTCTTTATAGTTCCGATTCCTTTGATCTTCATATATTGTTCCCCTTTCTTGTCTAGTTAATATAAATGTTGTTAAAATATTTTCTTGACTTTTGAATTATTACATGTTATTCTAAATCACGTAAGTTTTGGAAGATTAGGTTTAGTACCTATTCAAATTTACGTGACTGTTGCCGGTGGATTATCCACCGGCATTTTTTAAAACTTATATTTACCGGTTTCATCAAAATCAGATTCATCAATTTCAATAATCTGATTTTCTTTTTCGCGCATAAATTTTTGATAATATGCTTCTCCGTTCCTGGAAAGTATTAACTCATACAGTTCCTTGTCAGACAATTTCTTTCCATCCAGAAAATCATCTACTTTTTCGTAATCAAGTTCGCCACTCTCGTCTTTAAACTCATTATCGCTAAATGATTTCCCATACTTTTCTAAAAGTGCCGTGTCATAAAGTGGAAAATCCGGATCACTAATTATTCCCCTTTCGTCCAGTTCATCAAAAAGCTCTTTGAAGCTTTCTGATTCCTGTTCGTATTTTACGAGTCCATTCACGCTTGTTGCTTTCCATTTAATCATATTCCGTTCTCCTTTCGGTGCTCTATTTCTTTGATCTGATTACATTATATATAATTAGTGCTTAATTGTCAATACTTAATTAGTGCTTAATTTATTATTTTTTCATTCTGTCCATTTTATCGAGTTCCGCAAGAATCAATTCCCTAGCAAATGCGCTTGTCTTTAATCCGTATGAGTTGATTCTTTCTATCGTTCCAAGCGGTAATATAATGTTTATTCTATCTTTATTACTCATGCATTTCTTTACCGCTTGTCTGTTCTTTTCTGCTTTTGTGTTTTCGTCCATCTTTCTGCACCTCCGTATTTTTTCTTACATTATATATAATTAGTGCTTAATTGTCAATAGATAATTAGTGCTTAATAATAATGCACAATTCATAATATAATATTAGTGCTTAATCTTGTATGTTTTGCCTATATACATTAGTGCCTAATTTCTGTATAATACAAGTATCAAATGAAGCACAGAAAGAGAGGACAACAAAAATGAAAGATATGAAAGCGGCAGAAGCATTATTAGAAAGCAAAGGTTATTATATTTCGAACCAGTTTGACGGTTTCGCTACTCTTCCAGATGAATACGAATTGAGCGACGTAAACGGAAACGTTGTTATTGATCATTTGAGCGAAGCACAGATTTTACAGATTTCGGAAATTTTATAGGGAGGGCTTAAACATGAGAAAGACGGGAATGCGTTTTACATGGGAAACAACAAAGAACGGTGACGCGATCAACGAACTGAAAAAGAACGGAATCGCGTTTGAGTATAACCACTTCGGGGAACTCACAGCCGACTTTTACGGAATCGGCATTTTTGAAAAAGTCGATTTTGAACACGTCCAAGGCGATGTATTTGAAATCTGCATAGCATAGCCGAAACGCTCCGATCTGGAGCGTCAGCCGCGGGATGGTCTCCCGGCTCTGATGATGGCAGACCAGAAAGGGAAAACATGGACGACAAAATACAAATATTGTTTGAGTTAAAACTTGCAGGGTTTGACATTTCCGCGAACCTTGAAAAGATGTATCAAAAGTACGGAAAAGAAGAATTTCAGAGAGCCGCACAAACTAGCGGCTACGGGTTCATTTTTGAATAAAGGAAGGTTGATCGCATGAAAACATACTACTTTGAAATGAATAACGGAGATACAGATTTCGTTGAAGCCGCAAATGACCGTTCGGCATACGCAAGGGCTTGTAAAATCGCAAAGAAACAATTTTCCGAAGTGGCACATTTGTATGAGACGTTTGAAGAAACAGAAATAGATCGCAAAATTTTTTAAACCTTAAATCTAGGCAAGCGGCGGCGTTTCCGGGGTTCGATTCCCCGGCTTGCTTTTACCCGGAGCAACCGGAAAAATTTAGAATATGGAGGACTTGAAACCATGAAAAGAACGCTATATGAATTATTTATGGAATGTGATTGGAACGCCTGCCGTGTACCGTGGAGAATATACGGCGAAAACAATAAATTGATCTGCGCAAATTACGGCGCAGAAACCGGGAATGAATTTGACGATATGCAAGTAAAAAGCTACTCATACAACAAAAACAAGAATTATGTACGAGTTTATGTAAAGTAACCAACCGCCGCAGAGGATGCCCGCCGGATCACTACCGGCGGCGGCTTTATGAAATTGAAAAGGAGAAATAAAAAATGAATGAAAATAACTATGTTTTGCACGCAAAAAACGGCGTTGTGCTTGTGACAGAATCGCAAGCAATTAACAACGCGCTAGATCAAGAAAAAAGTGGCGTTATTCCGCGTTACTCATTCCTGGATTATAAAACCGGTGAAAACCTCACACCGCCCGGATGGCTCGTGTGGTCAACTTTTGCGGACGGATGCGGCGTTGTGTACCGCAGATCTGACGGAAAAATGATCGTAACAACAGGATTTCAAGGGGATTTTGTTGTAATTTAAGGCGGTACTCTTCCGCCTCTTTCCGCGTGCCTGGTGGCGTTGTGAGCCGGTCCGATTCCGGCGGCGTGGACTTATTAACCGATGGTCATATATTGGGACTGCATCGGGTTATATGGCGGCATATTGCCGTCACACGGCGCGCCGCAGCCGTAAATAATCGCGGTTGATCTGCTTTAATGCAGACGCAAGACACGTGGGAAAGCTCGTTTCTACCGTTCTATCATTAAGAGCGGCGGCAAGATCGCAAGCCGTCACTATTGCGGCACTTTGGAGCTTGTGCATCTCCAACAAAAAACAGATTGCACACCGTTCCTCCGGATGCGGGCATATAACGCACATTGACAAATAAACACGATATAAGGAGGTATAAGTGTATGACCTACGATATTAAAGCGGATTTTAACGGGCAAGCTCTGCACCGGGTGGCGTATGGGGATATGCAAGCATGGTTAATTATAAACCAATTATCGCGTGACGGATGTAGGGATATATGCATGAGTGAGCGCGGAACGTCTGGAGGTAGGAAAGATGGGAAAATATGAGTATATCGGGAAAAGGGAAATCATGCGCCGGGTGTCTGCCCTTGGTTATCTGGCAATATCCGGCAAAATGTGCGGATACTCGAAATTTGAAGGCGTGGAATGGGTGGAATCTGCAAAAATCAAAATAACAGCCCAGCGTGGCGGTGATTGGTTGCAGATCACGCAAAAGTTGGAAAGCATAACACAAACTTACAGCCGGTACGACGGGAAAAACTATCTTGACAAGTGGTAAAATGCGGTCTATGCTAGACTATAACTATAGTCGGGCAAGCGTCTTCTGGCGTTTGCCTGTGATCGGCAATACCATCAAATATCATCAATGAATTATCTATATATGGCATAACATATAGTGTATTTGTGTTATTTGCGGAATGCCGAAGATAATTGCACGTTTGTTACACGTTTTTGGAAATCCGTAAAAATGGAATCTTGACCCCAAAACGCTACCCCCAGGGGGGTACAAAAAAATTACGAAATATTTTTTGGGGCGCGGAAAAAATTTTCTTTCGTAAAAATCAAAGACCGCGCCGCATAGTCACTTTTGCTCAACTCTTCTATCAGCCTTTCCCTAGTCATTTCCGGATTCGTCCGGTGCACGTACTGTAAGAGTTCTGAAATTTTATCCATTATGCAACCTCCATAAGTTCAATCAATAGTCTGTCTGCTATTTCAAATACTTCTCTTCCGTAAGTAGTCAAGAAGTCCGCTACAATTTCCTCGGTGCCAATATCCATGTATACATTGTACGAAAGACAAAACGCATGACATAATTCGTGACATAACACACGGTCAAGGAATTTTCCGCGTAGATCATCAGCAAGATATATCGTTTTCGTGTTCCTGTCTGTCATGCCTACAGTTCTGCTTCCATCACTTCTCTGTAGCATATCGCTGTAACGCGATACTTTGACCAAATTCCACATTTCATTGTTTATCGTGAACAATTTACCACCTCGCAAACAAAGAGGGCAAAATGCCCTCTCTATTACATTTTCGTGACAAGCGTAGTCAACTTTGTCTTGGTCAACTGTTTCTCTTCTGGGGACATACCGGAAAACAGTTCTGTCACATCTTCCGAAAGAGATTTCATGTACTTTTCAAGTTCTTTCATCTTTGCGTCCTTATCTTCCGGTGAATTTCCGTTATGCATTTCCTTTGTTTCCATGTAGCTTCTCCGACTCATACCGGCTCTGCCCTCTCTTGCATCGTGAGTACCGGTACTCATGCCGTTATTTCCGCTCATAGGCTCTGAATAATACATCTTCCCCATGCTCATTCTGTCAAGATCTCTCATTCGGTCGTATTCCGGCATTCTCTCCCATTCGTGGTAATCTTCCGGCATCTGATGATAATATGGCGGTTCCACATATCCTCTGCGTGTTCCGCGTCCTTTCGGTGAAAATCTTCCGTTTGAGTACCGGTACTCATTGTAGTATCTTCTTCCCGGATAATCCCCAAATTCTTCCACCATGCGCATGATTTCTTCATCTTCGGAATTTTTCATAGCTTCAACAATATTATAGTCCTTGTCAAAGCATACGATATTCTTTGCAATCTCTGTCCAATCCTTGAGATCATCAAGGTTTTGTCCCTCAAAATTCTCAATTCCAATGCCGTCAACGTGGGCTTTCACGCAATCCATAATCTGTTTCGCAAACTTATGCATAATATCAAGCCTCCCTTACCGCAATCAAATTACTGTTCTGAACCTCGATAGCCTGCGTGGACGTATTCTGCACGGCTACGGTACTGCAACAACCGCAAGGCACATCAACGTATGCCTGCGCCGATACGTTAAATAAATTCTCAACTGCGGTTGGCGTTACGATCATCTTTGTTGACTGCAAAGGCTCTCCATCAACCGCGATTGCAAGCGAAATCTCTCCAACTGTGCCGCCTGTCGGAATCTGAATGTTGCCGGAATACGATACCAAAAATCTAGCCTTACACTGATTGGTGATACCTCTTAGCTTGATAATTCCGCTTCCCTGTCTGTGTACGATACATTTTGTTCCATTTACTGCCGTTTCTGTAAATGCAACATCTTCTCCAGCGGCAACGGTTTGTAATGCAATTCCTGTTACTTCCATTATTTTTACCTCTCTTCCATAAAAATAAGGGCAAACATTATAGTCTGCCCTTTGGTTATAAGTAATACTGCATAGCAGACATGATCGAGTTAAACTCAATTAAGATACTCAATTATTTAGTTTTAGCAGCCACATCCTGTGTTGCATCCGCATCCATATGCATAAGCATTTGGGTTAGGTACAACATATGCCGGAATAGCAGACGGATTTACCGCATTGATAATCTGCTGTGTCTGAGCCGCCATCTGAGTTGTAAGCAGTGCGCTCTGACGATCCTGTGAAGCTGCTCTGCGAAGGTCGTTATTTTCTGCCTGTAAGCTAGAAATTTTCTCATTGCAGAGATAATCAAGAATAGCGCGTGTTCCTGCATTCTGACTGTCGATAATGTCTCTCGTGTTGCTGTTCATGGTGTTCTGCAACGCGCAAGTGTTAGTTGCCATGTTGTAGTTTACGCCTTGGATAGCTTCTCTTGTTTCGCAGCAGCAGTTTGCGAGCTGTGACTGTAATGCGTTTGTGTTCTGCATATTAGCGACTGTATCAGCATTGATAGCTTGCTGAATGCCGAATCCGGTCTGCAAAATGTTTGTGTTGATGCCGTTCATGCCGGTTTGCACTGCATAGAATCCGTCACAAAGTCCGTTTGTAATTCCGTCAAGTTTTGACACAACCGCCTGATTATCAAATCCACGCTGGATTTCGCTTCCGACACCACCATTCATTCCGTTTCCTCCGAATCCGTTACCGAATCCACCCCATCCGAAGATGGCGAAGATAACGATAATGAACCATAACCATGAGCCTTCTGCGCCCCATCCATTGTTATTTCCGTTTCCGTCAATGTTCGCTACAAGCGGAACGGATGCACAATTACCTGTGTTAAACATAGAATTTACCTCCATAATTCATTTTTATATACATAATCTTGCAAGAATTAGTATCACATTCCTAATTGGCTTTTAAATGACTCAAAAGCCTTATCTGCGTCAATTCCCTTTTCTTTGCACAAATTCCTAGCCATCTGTTCGATGCCCTTGGAATCTCCCTTCTGCGCCATTTGCATAGCATTGCGCGCCATAGGGTTGCTCATTACGCTGTTATTCCCCATCATTTGTTGTAAAAACTGCTGTGGGTTTCTCATTCCCTGTAACATCTGCATGGGATTCATTAAGACTCACTCTCCTTTTGTGTTCGTGAAGATTTTCTTTGCGTTTGCGAAGATATCTTATCTTCCAACTCTTCCATCTTTCCAAACAAGCAATCCAATTTGTCAGTAATAGCCCTTGTCGCATCGTCAGACAGCCCTATTTCAATTCTTTTATCATCAATCGAAGAACCTGCCATCTGCTCATTAAAAGGCTTGTAAACGGTCTTTCTGATTGTTCCATTGGCATCCCATTGTTTTGCAACGATTGCGCTCATGTCCTGCATCGGGAAAAACGCAACGCTTCCATCCATAGGCACATCATTTGCCATGATTGCTGACTCCGACTGTACTACTTTCCCTTGGATTCCAAGAAACTGCGGTTGTATCTGCGGAATCTGTGGCTCTGGTTGTTGAAACCTCTGCATTGGGTTGTACTGATATGCGGCATAGCTTGGGTTTGGGTTAAATGCCATATTCTGATTTTGCATCTGATACATTCTCTTCCTCCAATACTTCCTTGATTGCGTGAATCATTGCTGACTGATACACAAGCGGAACCTTTGACACATCTTCTCTTGTTAAGATTTTTTCAAGAATTTCATCTGTAAATAACATTCCGCATCCCTCCTATGCTTATATTTTTGCATAAAAAAATACGGTTCTTCCGCAAAAAATAAGCAGAAAAACCGCATAAAAAAAGAACGCCCACAGCGTTCCAAGTCTACCATTTTCAGAAAAGAATCTAAGGCACTTGTGCAGACTCCTTTCTTTTGTGTTCAGTTTTTGAGTACCATTTTGAGTACCAAAGTTTTTTAAGACGCCGCAAACACAGTGTTTATGCGACTTTTAAAACAGTCCGTACGGGAATCGAACCC